ACACAAACTCAATACACAGGGAACGGAAATACCGTTCTATACTCTTTTACATTTCCATATTTAGCGACAACAGACGTTAAGGTCAAAATTAACGGTGTTACGCAAGCGACAACTGAATACTCTCTCGCCAACGCTACAACAGTACAAATGAACTCAGCTCCAGCTAATGGAGCTACTGTCTTAATATTCCGAGATACAGATAACGACAATAAAAAAGCGACATTTTATCCCGGATCTGCAATTAAGGCTGAAGATCTAAACGACAATATAGACCAGATTCTATACGTTGCTCAAGAGGTTGATAACAACGCTATGAGTACCCTTGGGGAAGATTCCATGCAAGGTGACTTTAATGTTGGTAATAACAAAATCACCAATCTTGGCAATCCAGTAAGTGGAACTGATGGTGTCAATAAAACAACATTAGATTCAACTATTGATACTGCTATAGAATCTGACGTCTTAGTTGGTACTGATTTATCAAAATCTGCGAGTGGTGGTCAAGTCACTATAAGCCACAATGTTAGTGGTGCAAACACAACCATTAATAACAGTGGTGGAAATGTTGTACAAGATATAACTATCTCAGCTCAGGGTCACGTTACATCGGCTGCGTCTGTCAATTTAGACAACAGATACTACACCGAAACTGAACTTGATGCGGGACAGTTAGACAACAGATATTTCACTGAAACAGAACTCAGTGGAGGACAACTAAATAATCTTTACTATACAGAAACAGAATTAGATGGTGGTCAATTAGACAACCGCTACTTCACAGAAACTGAATTAAATAACGGAGCTTTAGATAATAGATATTTTACTGAAGCTGAATTAAACAACGGTCAATTAGATACTAGATACTTTAGACAAGACAGTAGTGAAACTATAACCAGTGGAGCTACATGGTCTGGTAGTGATAACTTTATTGCTACAACAGCTGCTATTGATGCACGTATTGTTGACTTAGTTGATGATGTAGGTGGTTTCGTACCTATTGCAAACGAAACAAGTTTCCCGGCTACAAACCCTGATGTTAATAACGGTACAGGTACGCTTGTCTCTATTAAATCCATATCCTCTGCACGAACACCAAGTGGTGGTTCAGTTGTAATAACAGATGGAGCTGGATCAGGAAATGATGTAACTATTACTGGTTTAGGTACTACGGTCCTACCCGCTGGTTATGGTGTCATTGTTGAAACAACAGGAACAACTCACACATATACATTCCACAGATTATCTCCTGACGCTACTAGCGTTACAGCTGTATCTGCTATACCTAATGAGATAGCTACAGTTGCAGGGATATCATCTCATGTACAAACAGTATCTGGCATTAATAATGATGTACAGGTAGTTAGTGCAAATAACTCTAATGTAACTACAGTTGCTGGAAGCATTACCAGTGTCAACACAGCTGCAAGTAACTTAGACCAAATACAAAACTTTGCTAATGTTTATAGAATTGTTAGCTCAGATCCTACAACCAGTCTTAATGCTGGAGATTTAATATTTAATACTACTACTAATAAGTTTAGAGTTTATACCGGAGCTGCTTGGGTAGATGCTGTTGCTAGACAGTTTAGTGACAACACTAAGATGTTGTTTGGTGATGGTAATGATCTAGAAATACATCATGATGGAACCCATAGTCATATTCTTGAAAAGGGTTCTGGCAACTTAGCAATTCATACAAATACTATTTTACAGCTTGCTAAAAATGATACTGTTGGCAGCTATGAATTAATGGGTCAGTTTATCGCAGATGGTGCTGCGGAACTCTATTACGACGGTAGTAAAAAGTTAGAGACTACTGCAAATGGAATTACTCTTACAGGCACAATCCATACTATCACTGGCGACTTCTATCCTTCAAATGATAATACTGATAGGCTTGGATTAAGTAATAGAGCTTGGGAACAAATAAACGGATATGAGTTATTTGTACGTGAGTTTTCTAAACACCTTGATAATATTCAAGCTAGGTTCGGTAATTCAGATGACCTAATAATTTATCACGATGGTGCTAATAATAGCAGAATACAAAATAATACTGGTGCTTTAAATATTAATACTGCTAGTAGTGAAATTTGGTTTAGTAAAGGTGTCACTGAATACATG